ATTTGAAGATGGTAAAACCAATTCATACGTTGGGGTTGCAATTTTTGGTAAAGGCATAATATTATTTTTAGTATATTATATAGACAGGTTTTAGAAATTATTTTCTGATACTCCTTTGGCGATACTTAGATTAGTTGACTCACCTGCAACGTATCTTTCATAATTAAAGGTGACATTACATCTTAAAACGTCAGAACTTCCATACTGAACGGGAGTTGATGCAAAATTAATTGGAAACATACCAATAAAAGTATACTCGATTTCTTTCTGATAGTCAATATTGAACTTAACAATCTTTGTCTTATCACATTTATAACCTGAGTCACCTCTTGGATATCTCATACGATAAAAATATCCTGGTGATGCTTTTGAAAATGATGAAATTTTTCTCTTTTCTGATCCACTTGAAATATAATCCATCCAATGTTCAAAAAACTTGATCATCTTATAATCTTTATCAACATAAAACTCAAGTGAAATTTCAGAAAAAATTCTTGTGTGTGCAAACTTTTCTTGAACACCAGTAAAGTTTCCAAAAATATCACTCGTTGCCAGTGCACTGCCAGGTATTGAAGCAGAACTACATAATAATCCTGAATTATCTGTTATAAATCTTCTATCTACATTTTTGCTTCCTAAAAATGAGAATAAACTTGGTGACAAACCATCAAAAAACACTTGATAATGCGACGTTTGTGCCACATTCGTCAGTATTGGTTTAAATTCAGATATTTTTTTAGGTGAAACCATCTAAATACTCTATATCTCTATATTATAAACTATTTAGATGTCTTATAAAGGTAAATATAAACCATCGAATACAAGAAAGTATAAAGGTGATCCAACACAAATTATTTACAGATCACTTTGGGAAAGAAGATTCATGGTTTACTGTGATACGAATGAGAATATATTAGAGTGGGGAAGTGAAGAGATATGTTTACCCTATCGTTCACCGATTGACAATCGAGTGCATCGATACTTTCCAGATTTTTATATTAAAGTGAAGGAATCAAATTCAATTAAAAAGTATTTGATCGAAGTCAAACCCAAAAAACAAACAACTCCTCCAAAGAAACCAAGAAGACAAACAAAAGGTTATATTCGTGAAGCATATGAGTATGCAAAGAATCAAGCGAAGTGGAAAGCAGCAAAAGAATTTTGTGCTGACCGTATGTGGGAGTTTAAAGTTATTACGGAAATCGAATTAGGAATCAAGAAATGAATCGTCCAACCGATGACAATGATAATCGAATCAGATCAGTTGTTGATAGTGTAATCGGCACTGAAGATCCTGATGATTTGATGATTAATTTAATGGGTGCACTCACTGAAGGAAGTAAAGTACCAGAGGTTGGTGGATATTATACATTTGTATATACTCCTAAGACTCAGAATATATCTTATGATTCAAATCCTCTTGTCGCAGTAACTGAAGTATTTGAATGGGGATTTAAAGGTATTAACTTTCATTGGGGTCAAATGAGAAGATACACATGGAATGAAATTGCTGGTGGACTCTATGAAATCAATTCTGATGAACTCGCTGATGCCAGAGAGATTCCTTTTGGTCATATCCGTCTAAATAGTTAAAAAACAATAATGTCAAAGAAATTTTCGCCGCTAAGATATCCAAATTCCCGTATTGACACTGATAGTGATTACTTAGAGATCAGAGTGGTCGAGTATGAACCACCAGGTTTTAATACAAGTGGTGAGACAGGACTTAAGTTAGGAACATCAACTGAAGCGTTGCAAGAAAATATTGAAAATCCATTAGGTTTTATTTTTCTACCAATTCCAGAGAATATACAAGACTCAAATGCTGTAAATTGGGGTGACGATAGTATTAATGGTATCGCTGCTTTAGGAGTATCAGCAGCTATGAAAACAATGAAAAGTGATAATCTTGCAAAAGGTTTTGTTGATGGAGCGAAAACGTTCGCAGGAGGTATGCAATCTGTTGTACAGGATAAAGGAGCAAGAGATGCGGCTTCATCATTCTTTGCAGCAAAAGCAGTAAATATCTTAGGTGGCAATACTTCATTAGATGGAGTTTTAGCAAGATCCACAGGACAAATTATTAATCCCAACATGGAACTACTCTTTAATGGTGTGACTTTAAGATCTTTTAGTTTTACATTTGATCTTGCACCAAGAGATGAAAGAGAGAGTGATACTATCAAAAGAATGTTAAGAATTTTCAAACAGAATATGCAAGCGAAAAAATCATCTGATGGTGGAAACTCATCAGGTCTATTTCTTCGTTCACCAAATGTTTTTCAACTAAATTACAAGACAGGTCGAAGAAATCACAACTTCTTACATAAGTTTAAACCAATGGCACTTTTAAATATGGCTATTAATTATACAGGTGCAGGTACATATGCGACCTATGATGATACCACACCAGTACATATGAAACTTGATCTATCATTCCAAGAGTTAAATCCTGTTTACTCTGAGGATTATGATTCTGAAGAAGGTAAGGAAGGAGTTGGATTCTAATGAGTTATTTTAGAGAGTTACCAAATTTTCAATATCAATCACCATTCATTGATAGTTTATCATCATCTGAATATGTAACTGTCAAGAATATATTTCGTCGTGTGAAATTACGTGATGATCTACAAAATATTTTTACAGTCTTTGATAAGTTTGTAATTAAGGAAGGTGCAAGACCCGACACAGTTGCAGAAGAAGTATATGGAAAATCTGATTTAGATTGGGTAGTTCTTATATCTGCAGGTATTGTTAATGTGAGAAATGAGTGGCCACTATCTAGTAGAGATCTCTATAATTATGTTGTTGAAAAATATGGTCTTGAAGAAAAAGATTTTGTACATCATTACGAAACAAAAGAAGTTAAGGATTCTCAAGGTCGTTTAATTATGCCAAAAGGAAATCGTGTTGATGCAGATTTTTCATTGACTTACTATGACGATGGATCTTATGTAACTAAATCTGAGGTTTCTGGTATTACTAACTATGAATATGAAGTTCAGAAAAATATTAAAAAGTCAACGATATATATTTTGAGAAGATTCTATCTACAACAAGTATTAAGTGACATTAAAAAAGAGATGATCTATAAAAGATCATCTCAGTTTGTAAATAATAAGTTAATCAAAACTCCGAATACCAGAGTTACAAATTAATTACTCCTCTGCTAATTTAGCAAAGTATGAAAGGGCATCATCTTCATCCTCATCAGTTGTAACTGATCTCGATGTAGAGTTAGCAGCAGCAGTAACTTCTTGTTCTGCTCTTTCTCTTTCGATAATTTCAACTTCGTCTTCAACTTCTGCGTCTTGACGAGGTGCTGTATTACCAAGAACATAGTCGAGTCTTCTCTTCAGATCTTCGTATGTCTTGAATTGATCTGTAGCAACTATTTCAGCAAGAGATATCTCTTTCTTCCATATTGCTTCTAAAGCATCGTCATCATCAAGTAATGGACTTACAGCAGCGAACTCAGAACTATCATAGTTTCTGTATCCCGCTACATTTTTTGCTTTCAATTTGAAGTTGGCACCTTGCCAGAAATCAAATGGATCAATCGCTTCTTCATCTTCAAACTCTGGTTGCATTGCGGCAGTAAGTTTATCAAATATTTTTTTACCATACTTGAATAGAAATACTTTACCTTCATTCTCTGGATTCGCTGGATCTTTTACAACATAGATGTTGCTGGTATAAGTTAACTTTCTCTTTTGTTTACGAGCAGTTTCCTTTCCATGATCAGTTCCGTTATTCCAGAGTTGTGTATTATACTCTGAGACAGGATCTTTTTGACCTAATGTAGTCAAAGAGTTTTCAATGTACCATCCACCTGGTCCTTGAAATGCATGAGAATATAATTTAACAAATGGTAGGTCTTCACCATCAGGTGCAGGTAAAAAACGAATAACAGCATAACCGTTACCACTTTTATCTACATCTAACTTCCAAAGGCGATCATCACCTGATGTGCCATTGTTATTCATTTTCTCAACTTCTTTAACTAACTTTGCAGTCAAAGAACCTAACTTAGATTGTTTTTTTAATTTTGCAAACGACATTTGGATACCTCGGATTAAATTGGATTACGTTGGATAATTGGATTATAACAAAGAAAGAATTAAAAGTCAAGTGACTTCTGTTTTTCACATTTAAAATAGATTTTGATTTGATGAAATTTAGTTGGATGATAATTAGATTCAAGAGGTTTTGAATACTCTTTTAGTGGATTTCGATGGATTGAAATTAGATCGTGTTTATGATACATAAATGATTAGTTGTAACTAACTATTTATGCGAGTTTTTCACATCTTGTTAAGATTTTTTAACTGTTCTATTGTCTTCTCCATTCCTTCAAATAACTTTTCAACACTTGTGCCTGACGGGAATCCCATCAGTGAAACAGACTGTCTCATTGTCTCTTTCATTTCGATTGCCTGAGGATCATCTGAAAGACTTAATCTTCCATACATTATTTTTTGTTTTTCTAATAATGTAGATAATTTGTCAATGTGTTCCTGTTGTCCCTCAGGTGACAAATTTGGAAAAGAAATTAGACTTCCATAAACTTCTCGTTGAAGTTCATTGATTTCTTCAAGTTCTTCTCTTACAAGGGGTGAATCAAAAAAATTACTCATCGATTAGTCCTTTTAAAATTTGTTTATACTGGAACACATTAATATTTAGGAAAGGTAAATACTTCTTTACTTTCAAACTGACGGTTTCCCATACCGGATCAACTAACTTTTTATCAAAGTTTTTACGAAAGGAAAATATCTTTTCGTAAATTGTTAATGTCTCTAAGTTTAGATCTCCACCAAGATACTTTTTGAGTATTGGTGGGTGTCCTTTCGAGCAATTGAATATTTGATCGAATTCGTTTTCGCAGAGCAATTCCTTTGATTGTTCTTTGAACAAGTAAGTCAAACTCTGTTGTCTTTTCATCCAGTCTGAATAATTTCTTTCTCCAGAATTTATGATCTCTCCAATCCATAAATTTTGTGGTGCGTCTGTGTGTACAAAGTTAGATAATAAGAAATCTGTAATCTCTTGATCTGAATATTTTCTTGATGTCTTTTCAAACCAATACTTATCTTTTCTTTTATTGAATGAAGATACTGTTGCTCTCGACTTACCGCCATACTTAAAAAAGTCATACTTACGATTTGTAAAATGACTCTTCATTGAAAGATATGTCTGGTAGGTTTCATATGGTGTCACTTTCATCTACGTCCTCACTTTCTAATTCTGTAATTGAATCGACAGGCACTTCTGCCTCTCCGATACGATACCAATGTTGACTAATTCCGATACTATCAGGTTTAGTTCCTAAGTATTCCAAATCACTAAATCTATGCTCACGTAGCATCGCTTGTAGTCGCCAATGAATCAATTCTGATTTTTTCATTATAATGGTAATTTAGATCTTGATGTCTTTTTCATGAAGTTTAAATTAATTGCATCATACTTTAATCTTTCTTTCAATGGTTTTGACATCAACTTTGATACTGATTCTACCTCAATATCATTCATCTCGCAATAGTGACATATTGCATCAATATAATTGAGTTCCTCTTCTGCCACAATCTTCTCAATCTCAATCGCAAACTTGGATGGAGTTAAAAATTTCTTCTCAATAACTTTTTCTAATTCTTTGTTAGGTTCCATAGATTCGCAATTTGTCTCTAACAAACTTCTTAATATATTGGTTGAGAAGTTTGATGTATTTTTGTTTGTTGTACTCTTCATAAACGACGCATTCTCCATTTTCACATGCCATAATAATGACTAATTTTTTGATTGATATTCCAGTTATTTCATACAACATACAACCATACGCCATACATTGAACAAAATAATGTTCGATCCACTCTCGTGGTTTTGGTTTTTTAGATGTTTTAAAATCTATTATTGCCAGTTCGTTGTTATACTCTGCAATACAGTCTACGGTTCCAGCAATACCAAGGTATTTGCTGTATAATGAACCCTCTAATGCGTGTATATTATTTATATTCCGTAACTCACGCTTCGAAATATTAAATAAGAACTCAGAGATTGGTGGTGCACTTGGAAGATCATCATTTTTCAAATAATGTTCTGTGAGTGTGTGCATATCTGTGCCACGTTTTGTAGCAGCTTTTGTAATTTTATCTGCTGTTTCGTCACCTACCTTTTTTCTCCAATTGATGAATATCTCACGATTAAAATGACTCGTGATTGACGTAATTGAAACTAACTTGATGAGTTCATCTTCATCAGGCACAGAATAGTAACGAACACCATCTATAGTTTCTCTCTCCAACTTAGGGAGATCAATATCAATATGATCAAACATTACATTCCTAATTGAATTTTTGCTGTAAGATATTCTTTAACAAGACCAGAACGGACAATATCGTCTATTCCAAACTCTATTATATCAAATGAACTCATTTTACGCAAGATGTTGAGAAAATCAACGATGCCATTACGATCATTAGTTTTTGTCAAGTCAGATTGACGAGCATCACCACAAAATAGGATTCTACTATTCTCTCCAACTCTTGTTATTATACTATCTAATTCATGAAAATTCAAGTTCTGAAATTCATCTACTATAACAATTGCATTATCTAATGTAGTTCCTCTCAGAAAAGATGTACTCCAAAAACGAATTGTCTCTTGTGCCTTTAAGTTTCCATATAACATTTCAAAATCTGCGTCAGTTGGCATCTGAAACATATACTTCACCATGTTCTTATATGGAATCTGATATATGTCTGCCTTATCTTCATGGTCACCTGGTAGAAATCCAATCTCTCTGGTTGCAACTAAAGATCTAACAAGGTATATCTTATCGTATGGTGTCTTGTCAGATAATACATCTTGAATAGCATTATATAAACTGATGAAAGTTTTACCTGTACCTGCACACCCAAATGCAACGATATGTTGTCCTTTATTGTACGCATCAAATAGTAATTTTTGATTATCAGTCAAAGGTTCAATATTTACAAGATAATCAGAATTAACAGGTTTCTTTCTTTTCATCTGTTTCGATGTGTATCCAATCCCAATAGGTTCAGATCCTTTTTTTCTTCTTGCCATTACTGTTTTCTTACATTTGCACCAGGTGTTTTTCCGACCTTATTTAATACCTCATTCCAACCAGGATGTTTCATACGAAGTTTATCTTTCCACTCTCCTACTTCACCAACACCTGGCATTGTTGAAGGATCTGAATAGTCACGAATCCAATCAGGATTACTTTCTCTCCATTGATCCCACTCTGTGATACTCATCACTACTTCTTTCTGTTCACCAGTTTCTTTATTAATAACGGGATAAGTTGCCATGATTTAATTTACGTTGTGTTTTATTTAGAGACCCATTCCAGAGACTCAGATACAGTTGGAAATTGCTCAGTAAATATAGACTTACAAGCATTTGCAATGTCCATATGTTCCTTTTGTGTACCGTGTCCAGAACGGAGATCAATGTAGTGTATCCAAGAACGAACACTCCCAGACATATAAAGACGAGTCGGTGTTGCTAGTGGAAGAACAAATCTTGCACACTCTTTTGCAATACCTTCTCTCAGTAATTCATTATATAAATCCATTCCTTCATCAAAATATCTCCTTATTCTTTCTTGAAGAAATTTAGTTTGTGTTTCTGGTATATCATCAATGCTGTTCTGACGATTCTTTGTATCTTGTCTTCTTAAATCTGGTATTGGTATATTTGCATCTAATAAATTTGTATCTGCATATCTTTGACTAAACTCTTGGAATGTGAAAGAACGATGTCTCAATATCTGTGCAGCAAGTCCTCTTGTTGTATTAATTTCAAGAGTCATAAATGCTTGCTCAAAAATTGACCAGTGCTGATGTTTAATACAATATCTCAGCAGACCTGCATAATTTTCATTATCCTGATTATTTGGATTGCTTACACGAGCACAGTATGCCATGTGCTTTTCGGCATCAGGAGAGACACTTATTAATGATACGTTCATTTAAATCCTTTTGATGTTTTTTCTTCAATCATTGCTAATTCATTCTTAGCAACTTTCAATTGTTCTCTGAGTAATTTGAGTTGATCCTCATCGTAGAGATAATCTTTTTTCAATAATCTCTCCAGTAACTTAATTAATCTTTTAAGTCTCATGGTCCTTCGTATTCCTTATCATAATCAAGTTCAATTGGATCAATATCATCATAAGAGTATGATGTAACATCTGAATAAACTTCTGTCTTCAATTGATCGACTAACATTTCAAGATTACGGATAATCAGTTTTAATTTATCTTTATCCATGTAAAAAATGATTATTCCTTATTATATACAAAAAAAGAGGAAAGGTCAACCCTTCCCTCTTGGATTTTTAAGTTTCCAGTCTGAATGATGGAAAATGTCAAGATACACCCATTTCGCATAATGAATCCCACGATAACACATAAAAGCAAAAACTTTTTCTGGATTGTGGATTTCTGGATCGAAATCTGGGACTTCGGGTGTCCTCCACCCAATATGTAACATTGACTTTACCTCCTGTTACAATTATTTATAATTGTATAGGAGTTGTGCTTCAGCGTAGATGATCGTCAAGAAAATCACGCTTGCAGCGAGTATTTCTATGACAGTTAACATGCTACTTGCCTCCTGCTACTGTTCTTACAACCTTGAGACCACGATACATTAGATCATGATTTCGAGCTTGCTCAGCTTCGGCAAGCACTTTTGCGTTGTATTCCTTAGAGTCGTATTGAACTCCTCTGTATGTGACTTGTGCCATTTGGTTTCTCCTAAAGTAATTGGACTTTGCACCTTTAACTCTTTCGAGTGATCCGTGTTCCCGTTCCTTAAGTCGGCTTTTGCGTCCTC